GCGCATTTGGAAAGAGACTCGAGCCACGACTCAAGCTCCGATGACGATTCGAAGTTAATCTGAGTAGCGATGGCTTCAAGCATCATTGGGACGTCGTCGTCCTCGACGCAGTACGGTCCCCCAGCAACGCGGTAAAACATGTCCTTGTCGTTCGCAAGCAGGTCCGCCATCTCCTTTGAGAGAACAGGGCGGCCTTCGTCGTCAACTTCTACGATGCCTTCGTAGCAATGCAGATCGACGTCGTACATGCGAGCGACAGCGATGAGATATTCACGGATACCTGGAGTCTTGGAGTCGGTTGTCCAATACCCGTGGAGCTTCAGCTTGTATTTCTCAACGTCGCCATTGCGTGCGACTGAGATCTTGCGGCATGCCTTTGCGACATCCGCGTACGAAGCCAATGACTCCAACGGACGTGGATAATGGCGTCCTAGGAAGAAAGTACCGTTCTCAGGACGCGAGAACGACACTTTAAGGATCATCCCAATAGTCCCTGTAATGTACGTCGCGGCTTCATTCCAATCCGCGTCAGAGATGTTGGGAAGATGAGCACCCACGCCGTCGTCGCCAAACTTCGGGCCAATGACAGCATAGGGGATGCTCCAGATGTCGGGCGTGTTGTCAGTGAACATAAAATCACCCCAGAAAACGTGAGTTAGGGTGGTATGCTCGGTATAAAACGCAAGCGCGGTGCGGATGGTACTCTTCCTGACAGTGCCGAAATCCAGTTCCTTGCCGTGTCGCAACCGATAGGTATGCTTCGTGACTGCATAGCACGTCGTCACGAACTCAACGAAAGCGGCAACCAACGTGTTGAGCTCCGTAGTCACGCCAGAGCCGCTGTTGTTCTTGTAGCCAGTGTTGACTAATTTGCCGTTGAGCATCGTGGTGATGTCCACATTGTCCTCGAGGGTCTTCTTGACTTCCTCGTAGTCGGACGGGTGGACGAACGCCAGGACGAACTTGACAAAGAGCGACTTGTAAATGTATTCGCTGATCGTTTCATCCATCTTGGTGTAGTCCGTGTCATGCACACCGCTCACCTGGTGTATCCCATCGTCATTGCTAGCCTCCATCGCAATCTGAGTAAGATTGCGAATAGCGGTAGCAACGTCATGTGGAGAACCCCCGGGCATGAAGAATCCGCAGTGTTTGAGTACTTCCTTGATAAGGAGGCCAACTCGTCCAGTCTGAATGGCCAATTCCTCGTTCAACTGCGTGATTCCTCGCGGCGCGGCACTCGCCTTTGGTCCCACCTCGTTCTTGAGGTTTGTCTTAGGAAGAGAAGGGCGAGCAAGAAGTTCGGCATAGCGTTGTAGACGCGCGGCTTGGAGCGCCTGCGTGCGCCGATCAAAGATCACTTGCGGTGCACACAGTGTAACCGATCCCAAGGCGATGCCGGATTCGCCTGAGACCTGATCGATGAAGCGAGCGAGCAGCATGTCAAGAACCTCCTTGAAGGGAGCCGGTGGCTCAATCTTGTTGCTGTACTTCTCGAGACGCTTCTTCTTGTACGCGTCGTGAGCAGCGTCAGACTTCGTATCTGCCACGCCAGGACCGCCGCCAAAAGGATTCGGCGCGCCTTCAGTTGCGGTCCCAAACTCGGCAACGTCATCGTCAAGTGACCCATCCTGACGAGTGTACATTATGTTTGGCCGAGGTCGATACTCGATGGGAATTCCGAAGTAGGAAACCAAGATTGGCTCTAATCCTCCCGGGCGCCAGATGGTGTGCATCTGCATGGTGCGCTTGACTTCCGAGACGCCATACCCCTTAGGGCGGTTCTTCCCCATGAGGCTGAACACCTTGTACTGGTTCTCGGTCAATTCCATCGAAGTCTCCGCGCCCTGATCGTAAGCGTACTTTATGCTAAACGTCGGGCACGAAGTGTCACCGAACAGGCCCAGCAGAAATGTTTCTTGCTTGACCGTTGAGCCCCCCTTGACGACGACGACGTTGCTCGCCTTGCGGAGAGGAACGCCCTCGAGAGGGGCACCTTGAGCCACGTTACACATCATGTCGCACACTGACTTCGAAAGTGTCGTCGTAGTGTTGCGTGCCAGCCAGACCCACTTGTGGTGCGAGCCAGGCTGGTATTGGATGCAGACGTTGTACGTCGTGAACGCGGTCTTACCGAGGTGTTCGATGAAGACAAAATCGTTCGCCGCGTAGTCCCATGGGCGCTGATTGGTGTAAGTCGCGCCATTGACGGCCGCGACGCGCTCAGTGACGACAACGTCGCCATTCGCCGCAACCGTATAGTACCCCGTGGAATCGGT